GAAATTACAATTTTAAATCAAAATATTAGAATTAATTGATATTTATAAAGTAAATAACTTTTGAATGTCAATTACTAATTCTTATTTCAGTAAAAACAATACAATAATTTCAAATAGTTTTACCAATACGGGAAGAAATCCTGTTACGGAATTATTCTTTGGTAATTTATTAACATCTCAATATCCTAGTGGGTATAGTAGATTCATTTTTGATTTAGATTTAACATTACTAAAACAAAAATATAATGATGGTACAATATCTCCTTGCGATGGAGGTATGAAACATATTTTAAGAATGACGAACACAACGTCATTTAATTTTGATTTTTTAAATACATCAACATCCCAAGGAAGACAAAGAGCAACATCATTTGATTTGGTTCTACTTAGAATTCCATATATTAATGACGACCCCGAAACACCTCAAATTTGGGATGAGGGAGTTGGTTATGATTTTGCCGACTTGCAATATAATGTAGAAATCGATAAAAATTTTTCAGATAGACCATCAAACTGGTTTCAAACAACTACATTAGGAGTTTGGACTGAGGATGGAATTTATAATAATAAAAATATCGGACCCGTACCATATTCTTCGTTAGTTGAGGTTGCAACTCAACATTTTGAATTTGGTAATGAAAATATCGAGTTTGATATGACAGATGAGATAAACGCAATATTAGATAATTCTTTATCAGGTATTACTGGATGGGTGGTAGCGTTTAAACCCCAATTAGAAAACTTAACAGGGTTAACAGATGTTTATGAAGTTCAATTTTTTACAAGACACACACAAACATTTTACGAACCATTTTTAGAATCGTCTTATAACGATTTAATTGATGATGATAGAAATTTATTTAGTTTAGGAAAAACAAATAAATTATATCTATATCTTTATGAAAACGGAAACCCAATTAATTTAGATAATAATCCTTTAGTCGATATATTAGATAATGCTGGTAATCCTATTGCCGGTCTTACAGGTCTTACAACTTGCCAAAGAACTAAAGGGGTGTACGAAGTTATTGTTCCTCCGTTATCGGGTTATAAAACACCTTGTACCTTTACAGATAAATGGTATGACCTAAGTGTTGACACATTTCCATTAAATCCATTACTAAATGAGTTTACATTACAACCATTTAAAAGTGTTTATCAAATTGGGACAACATCTCAAGACCCAAAGATATATGGGTTTGATTATTACGGAATTAAACAAGATGAAAAAATATTTAACACCGATATTAGAAAAGTTGGTGTTGTTATAAAACAAGCATATACAACGAATAAATTATTACAAAAAGTTGACGCTTTTTATAGAATTTATGTGAGAGAAGGACAAACGGAAGTTCAAGTCCAAGATTGGACAAAAATTAATAGAACTCCAAATGAGTATTATTTTATATTTGATACAAGAGATAAAATACCAAATGAGTATTATATAGATTTAAAAGTGGAATCTTCGGGAGAAGTGAATACTTATAAGAAACAAATTAAATTTCAGATTGTAGATTACAAATAAATTAGATATTTATGATTAATAAATTATTTTAGAAATAAAAAAATGGAAAAGAAAGTTAAAAAAAATAAAACGGATGTTTTTGTCGAGAACGCGAAAAAGGTTATTGATGAAATTAGAAAAGACAAAACGTCATATAAAGAAAATGTTATGTCCAAAAAAGAAATAAATTCAGAACCAAAGAAAATTTGGTCATCTGAAAATAAAAATTCAGAATTTTTTAACAAATTCTTTCCTAAAGAAAAAATGGATGTCATTTTAGATAAATTTAAAAATAAAGAAAAACAATAATGTTATACGTTTATTCAGCAACAACTTGTGACCAACTATCATTCGTCCCAATTTCAATAACTAACAGACCAATATATTATGTTGGTTCAGATATCGAGTTAACGCCAGGTCAAATATTATTAGTCCAAGATTTACATAGTCCTTCTAAAAAACAATGTGTTGAGGTATTAGTGGAGGTTACTGAAATAGAGCCAACACATTCATATGTTAGCACATATGATAACTGTTTAGATTGTTTTAGTGCAAACACATTAATCGCGTTAGTTCAATCTTGTAATCCAGGTTCAGAATTTTTCTCAGAATTCCCGATTATTGTTAGTAATCTATATGAAATTGGAGATATATTATCAATTCCTGAGCTCCATTTTTTTGGTGAAAGTGAAAGTGAAAATATTTTATATTTTAATGATTGTTTTACAATTATTGATATAATTCCGTTTGAAGAAACTGAATTAATTCCGTTACCTAACATAGTTGAGTATTCTCCTAGTAAAAGTTGTGAAGAATGTACATCTTGTTTGGGTAGATATTATTCGTACACCGATTGCGAAAATCCTGATGAAGTAGGATTTATTTACAGTCATCAAAATTTAGTAACAGGAACAACCATATTGTTCCAATCGGGTACCACATCTTGTAAATTCATTGATTATGCCGATAGCATAATACCATTTTTTACATTAAATGATTTTATATCAACATTTTCAGGAACACCTGTTGTTAATAGTACAGTTGTTTATAGTAGTTGTACAGAATGTTTGAATTCTTGGTCAACTTACGAAAGTTTTGGAGGTTTTGTTGATTTTAATCCTTCTTTTGAAGGACCTCCCGCATGGTTAATTTCAGGTTCAGATGGGGAAGTTGATTGCAACGAAGGTGAAGGATTAACTTACGTGTATCATCAATTTCAAACATCGGGTACTTTAACCTTAGATTATTTTTGGTCGACAATAGACGAGTGCAACCCATTATGTGATTGGCCTTTTTATTGGGTTAGTTCTAATCAACCTAACGGTATTAATAATATTGATTACACAACATTTCAATTCGCATTTAGTTTAAACGAGGCAGGACAAATTACAATAAATTACAATGCCGGTGATTGGGTAACAATTGGTGTATATAGTACCGATTGTTGTTGTGACCCTGGTATTTTATTTATAACTAAACCTGAACTCTACACCCTACACGAATTTACAACTTGTAACGGTGAGCAAGGATATGTTAATATACCGTCTGATAGTCAATTAGTTAATCCTGTAATAAAAGCCAATTACGGAACAACTCCAGCAGTTTGTGGAACAATAGGTGATAGTGTTACCGAAATAGGTATTGGTGAATTATATTACTCAAATGTTGATGACACTTATTCTTCTTGTGAAGATTGTGGTCAATTATATGGGGTTACTCTTAGAGAGTGTACAACAGGTCAAGTTTATTATTTATCAATGACGTTAGAAAACATAGCTAAAGTATTAAACCAAGGGCCTATTTTTGCAAATGGTGGTACGGAATGTTATGAGTTATTAGATTCTTGTATATTACCAAATACAAGTGAATATATACCAACATTATTCTATAGCAATTGTTTCTTATGTAATCAACCTTTATCGGCAGGTACGGAAAATATTGTTTGTGAGACTTGTGATGGAGGTGTAACGGTTTTTACAGTTACTCCACCTCATCCTGTGTGGACAAATGAAAGAGGTAAGGCGATTACACAATTAGACGCGATTGCGTTAGGTGGAATGTTTGGATTAAATAATTAAAAATAATAAAATATGAAAACAATTAGATTAACAGAAAGACAACTAAGTGAATTAGTTCAAAAAGTAATAAAGGAGTCTGAAGACGAGGCTCCTTATGAAAAAGGTCCGAGAGGACAAAGAGCCGCAAGGTCAAGAGCAGATTACGAGGCAACACCAAAAGAAGATGAAATAAAAACATTATTTGGAAAATACCAAGATGACATACCTCCAATTGTTATTAGATACCTAAGAAAGATTGGTAGAAAGACATTAACAAAACGTTTATTAGACCTTAATTTAATTGATAAAGAAACTGTAAATGAAAAAGATTAATATCACAGAAAAGCAATTACAGAGATTAGTTGGTAAACTAGTTAATGAAACATCAAAGACCTATGATGGTATAACTAATTATATGTTCTTTTCTAATTTAGAGCAAATTAAAAGACAATGTGAAGAGTTATTAAGTTTAGACCCAAAAATGGTTGAGGATATTTTAAATAACGGACATGATTGGGCGGATGACCATATAACAGTTTCTAAAGAAAATATGAGTCAAGTGTATGACTTTATGATTAATGAAACTAAAAACTCAGGAGATATGTGGTCCGATGATGAAGTTATGATGGAAGGTCGTAAAAAAACAGGAACAAAACTATGTGCAAGAGGTAAGTCGGCAGCAAAATCTAAATTTAAAGTTTACCCTTCAGCATACGCAAATGGTTACGCAGTCCAAGTATGTAAAGGAAAACAACCAGGAACTGACGGAAAAAAACGATGTTCCCCACCTTATTGTTAAATAAAGAATCCCACAAAAGTGGGATTTTTTTTTGGCCAATTAAAAAAAAGTTCTTATCTTTGTGGTATGAATACAAACAACCTAAAACACAAAACAATTAGGTTTTTTCAAAAAGTTGGTTTAAAAATATTACGGGCGAGTAATCAATCCAACGAACCAAAACATTCAGAATTCGAGTATGAGTGTTTGGCAATTTGTAAAAACCTTATTCATAAAGAGAAATCAAAATTATTAATCTCCCCAATTTCAGGGAAACGTTACATTAAGAGTGAAGATAATCAAATCTTTGTTATTATGGATAACGGAAAGATTACTATCGTAAATCATCATTACAGTTACAATATTGACCTTACATATAAGGCTTATGATAGGTTACTCAAAACATTCGATAACGAGGTTGAGATTAGAAGACAAGTTATGGAAAACGAGATTAGGTCAAACGTAAAACATTCATTATCTAACATTTATAAAAATATCACAAATGACAAAGTTTAAAGGCGTATTTTGGATGGGATTTACAGTGGTTATGTTACCAATCGCATTAGTATTAATGATGATTACATTAACGTTAATAACCCCAAAAAAAGAAAATTCTACTGAAGTTAAAACATATTACGATACAGTTAAGGTAAAACAAAAAGTAATTGTTTACGACACCGTTAAAGTAATTAAAGAAATTAAAAAGAAAAAAGAGGTTAAAATAGAGGAAGAACCGATAATTAATGATACTCTTAAATAAGATATTTAATTAATCTTTCTAATTGAGCCTCGGTTATTTTAATTGTGTTCTCATTTCTTGGTTTATAGGAAACAAGTTTAGGTTTGTTTCCCGTACCTGATTTAGGGTTGGATTTTTCAGCCCTTCTTTTTTGTTGGCAAGCAGAACGTTTCTCAGAGTCAGACATTTTACCCGCAACACCTGCCGCTCTACATTTAGGATATGCCTTATCACTCGCCTCAGGTCTTCCGCAAGGGGGATGTTTACCATTTTCATCTTTACGACATATATTTACCCAAGGACCTTTTGGTTGTTTACTACCTTTAGGTTTCTTTTTTGTTCCAAACCAAACTGCCAAATCCTCATATAAAACATTTTTATTTCTATCTAACCATTCTTCTAACGATTCTGTTTTTTTCTTTTGTTTTTTACCACCAGCATCGTGTGTTGGTATATGATATGAACCGTCTTTTCCTTTTTCCCACACTCCGACAGTTCTTAATACATTATCTTTCATTTTTGATTTTTTAGCCTTTTTATTATGGTTATGAGAAACGTCATTACTAAATGGAGCGGTTTCATTTTTCCATTTTTTTAAACCCAATTCAATAGGTCCATTATAAAGTCCAGCGCTTACACTTGTATTTGATTCCGATAAATCAATAACGTCTTTATTTTTTTTAACTTTTTGAACGACCTTTTTATAAGGTGTATTCACAAATTTATTATTTACTTCGTTATTAAAATCTTTATTTCTAATTTTTTTAGATGTAGATTCTTTTTTTTTAATATTTTTATTATTCTTACTCATCTTTCCGTCTAAAGAATCATAGTTATTTTCGGCGTTAATATAGTTAGATACGGGTTTAAAAAAAGGGTCATTACTATTATCTAACCATTTTCTTAATCCAGGTCTTAATGGGGGATTATAAGAACCTCTTGAATGAAATGTGTATGTTACCTCATTTATTTTATCAATTCTATTGTCTTTCATAATAAAAATTCTTATATATAAATATCAAACAATATCAAAATGGAAGAGCAAAAACTATTTGGAAAATTATTTAATACGATACCTTTATACGATGAAAATCATCTTGATACTATACTATCAACGATGGATAAAAAAACCGCCTCATATATGTTAATACAGGCGGTTAAATATGCTTATCATCAGGGAGTCTTTAGTCTTGGAGAATCCGAAGTAATATCAAAATCAATTAGGACATATACCAAAGAAGAAATTGTTTAAGGTTGATTAAATTGGTCAAATTCCATACTAGCCAATCCTGAGCCTCTACCAGTACTTCTAATTGGTTTAGATTTTGGGATTAATTTAACTTTTAAATCAGAGTCATATAAATGTTCATTATTAAAAATATTTGGTGTATTTTTATCGGGTTCTAAGTCTAAATAATAACCATTTCCACCATGGTAACTTGGAAACAATGAGTATAAAACCCCTCCTTCTTTTATCCTTACTACGGTAATAACCCCTGAAGAAGGATATTCGTTCCTCGTTTGAGGAATAGTTCCCCTGTCTACAAATACATTTGGAATTGTAACTTCGGAATTTTTATTTTTATCTATAAAAACATATTTATACTTACCCCCTTCAACATATTCTTCGGATGTTTGATTAGGATTTGAAACTCCTTGATTTGTTTTCCCATAATCGGCAGGAACATTACTAGGTGATATTAACTTTAAAGGTTCTGTATCTTTAACAGGAGAATCCTGTCTAACTACTTTAGATAATATTCCCCAAGTGTTAGGACCAACAATACCATCAGGTTGTTTTGTTCTTGGACTAATAAGATTATTTTTAGTTTGGAAACTCATTACCGCTTTTTTTGTCATATCATCAAATACCGATGTTAAACTAACATCTTCACCAGCATCTAATAATTTAGTTTGGATTGTTTTAACTAAAGGTCCTTTATCTCCTTTTCTTAAATAATATCCTTTTTGAGTTAATTGTTCAATTGACGTTGGGAAGGTTCTTTTTTGAACTGGATTTGTCAGACCCGTATTTGTAATTGTTTTTGTAAGAGTTGCTATTTGGGCGTCAGTTGGTATTTTCTTATTTGTTACTGCAAACTTATATTGACTTATAATTGATGGGTCTTTTGCGTAAGTCTCACCTTCTTGTCTATTTTTATCATTACTTAATCTGACTTTTGTATCACTAGTAGGGTTACCAAATCTTACCGCCTTTTTAGTTTGTTTATTAAAAACAACCGATGGTTGGTCACCTGTTCCAACAACTAAAACTTCCGTATTAGGATTATATTGTTCGCTTAAATACTGTCTTTTTGTTGCATCCTCATGAAGACCCAAAATTCTTTTCTTTTCATCTTCCGTTATTATAAATAAGTTTTTCATTTAAATTATTTTATATATAAATATCTTGATATTTATTAAATACAATGAAAACCGACAAAGAAAAATTTGAAAATGTTACCAATTTAATCCTAAAAAAAGAATATCCTTTTATTAAAAGAGTTGAGATTGTAAGAGTTAGAGAAATACTTAGAGAATTACAATCAGATGTATTAATTGTTTTAGATATTGATTTTATCGAGGAGCATGTTGATATAGATTGTTATGATAATATGTTAAATGACGACTCAATATTTTTTAGTTTGTGGTCTTTTAATCATTGTTCAGATATTAAAATGAATGAGAAGAAAATGAAAGATGACCTATACGACCTTTATAAAATGATTATTACCCCTAAAGAAACTTTATATTCTTACAACATTAGCATAAGTGTTATCTCATATAATAATCTTATTTGATTTTCTAATATTTTCTTCTCCCCACATTGGTTGGAGATTAGAAAGTGACCAACATTTCATAAATTCAGAATCACCGATTTCCTTTATATTAAAGACCGAAATAGGTCTTAAATGGTCAACATGCCATTCCCCATAATTATCCCACGTCATACCGTCTTTAAATTGATTTTCTAAGTGAGATATAAGTTCTTCAGGAGTATATTTTAATATATCAAAATAATGTCCGTTTTTATCTACATTATTTTCTTTTAAAACTTGGTATATTGCAGTCCTAAAATTAGAGATTAGTTTATAGAGGGGGTCGTTTGCTTTACGAGTTCTTTCATAGTTACGTTTAACCTCACGAATTTTGTCTATGTTTTTTTCTCGATATTCTTTTAGATAATCTTTTCTATGTTCTTTATTTTGTTCATACCACTTGTCATAATTTTTTCTTTTTCTTTCTTTGGTTTCAGGTTTAGATTCGTATTTTTGCATTGCGACTTTACGACCACCAATAAATCTTCTACCTGAAGAACCAATTTTAACACCGTTTTCTTTTAATATTCTTATTATAACTTGTATACATATGCCCGTTTTTTGAGATATAGTCTGAGAACCTATTAATTCTTCATTATACATTTTAAGTATATTTGACAATTCTTCTTCAGTGGGAATATATTTTTTCATATAATATAAATATAGAGTATAAGAACAAAAAATCAATTGTTTTATTTAAATAATAAAAAAAGGTCAGATTTCTCTGACCTTTTTTAGGTTTTATTTAAGATTTGATTATCTCAATTCTCTTAAATCGAATGTACGAACTCCGTCAACGGTAATTCTTGCGTAGAACCTGTTATTTACCATTTTTTTCGCGTATCTGGTCATAATACCTTTGATAGGCGTAAAGTTGAATGGATTGTACATTGTAGGTGTTAATTGTAGAGGTACGTACGGTGCGTAGATGTAACCTGTATCAAGTAACGATGTACCTTTATGTCCAATCAAAATTTGATTTGGTGGGAAATAAGGGTCACGGTATACTTGGTAACGACCTGCTAAAGTACCTACTCTTTCGATACCCATGTTGTATTGGTCTTGCTCTGGTGAAGCGTTAGATACGTGGAAGTATTCTAAGTCATCGAAGATTGCAGAAACCTCACTTGATACAACAATCCAGTTAGCTCCACCACGAAGAGTTGACTTGTGAATTTGAGCAGATAATTGGTTGATAGTTGTAATCAATGTTTGATTCCAATCTTTTTGAGTGTAAGATGTAGTTTGTTTAATTCTTCTCCATCCGTTATAATCCCAACGTAAGTTCCAAGCCGCACCTTTACGTAAGTCACGTAAGATTTCACGGTCAATTTCAGCCGCAACTTGTTCAGACAATAAAGCCGTTAATTCAGCCTCAGCATCAATGTTATGGAATGCTGCAACGTCTTGAGCAAGTTCTGGTGACCATTGTGCTCTTAACTTTCTTTCAGTCACAGAAACTGTAACAGAATCAAGTTCAAAAGAAACCTCACCGATTTTGTCTTCAAACTCAAGTTCTTCATAACGTCTGTAAACAGCCGTGAAAGTAGAACCTGTTAATAAATCTTGGTCAACAACTGTAATACCTGTGTAACCATCTAAAGATGTAGAATCACAATCAGCACAAGCGGGACAAGAAAGGTCAACTTCTAATAAAATACAACCATTTGCATTACAGATATTATTAAATGAACCTCCGTTACCGTCAACTGGCCAAGTAGTTTGATAAGTACTACCGTAATCAACGATACCTTTACCATATTGTTGTGTTACAACACGGAATAATAATGGTTTTGGAGCGCTTCCTTCACTAGTTAAATTAGTAATACAACCTCCTGTTGCGAAAGCGTCAAGTGAACCGTTATAGAAAATTTTCAAATCAGATAAGAAAGTTTCTGTATCCATTTCGTTACCATCAGGTCCAATTAATTTACCAGCACCTGCCGCACTATTGAAACCACATAATTTAACGATTAATTTTCTAACATTTTGGTCTTTTAAATCAACAGAAGAATCTGCTAAAGTAACTAAATCACTGTTTTCCCAAACAACAATCGGACCGTTAATAGTCATAGCTGACCATCTACCTTTAGAGTAGTCAAATAAACCTGGAGGGTCTAAAGCCGCCTCATTTCCTTCATAGAATAAATCATAAAGATTTTTCTTGTAAGTTGGGTTGTAAGAACCAGGTGAATAAGCCGGATTTGGGTCGTAACCCCCTGCTAATGCTGCTCCGTCTGTTGCTGGTCTATTTGGTGAACCTACTGGTGCGTAATGTGCTCCTGATTCTCCCGCTAAAGGACCTACCGCCCCATAATTACCATTATTATAACCTTGAATCTTAGGTACGAAGTAGAACAATTTACCGATAGGTAAGTTCATAGCTTGTACAGATACGATGTCATTCGCTAATAATTTAGAGAATACACGTCTAACGATAGGGAATACAACTGTTTCAAATGCTCCGTTAGAACCTTCTGAAGTTGCTTCGTTTATCAAAAATGACGCTTGGTTTTCATATAACTGCGCCACGTTCTCTTTTAGGTGACCTTTAAGGCCTTCTAGGAATCCTAATTTATCCCATTTTGTGATTGTGTCTTCTTTGATAACTTTTAAATGTTTTAAACCAATGTTACCAACAAGACCTGATTCTAATAATGCTCCCATTTTTTGTTTTTTTTTTATTTTTTATTTATTTTTTTATTTATTCGGAACTAAAAACGTAGTTCCATCGTTTAATGTGTATAAATTAAATACACTTTGCCCTTCTCCATATAAATACTTAAATGTTTGAATGTTGTTTACTACAGCTAAATTTATTGTTACCGGATTAGTATTTGGTATTAACTTTGCAAAAGTTACTCCATTTCTAACCTCTGTAGTAAATAATTCTTTAAAATTAATATTATTAGATATATTATTAATAATATTATTACCAGTTTCGGTATCAACAAAGAAACTTGTCATTTTATTTACAGAAGTATTAAGAATAACTTGAAACGCTCCTTTTAAATTTGTTTTACCGTCTAAATCAACAACTCTACTTACCAAATTAGTACTAATTTGTAATGGTAAATTAAGACTCCTATCTAATACTAGTCTATCACCAAAACCACTCTTTAAACTCACTACACCATTTTGTTTGTAAATATTATTAATACTTACAAAGTAACCAGACGGTTGAGGTTTAACACCTGCAAAATCTGCAACTTTTTCTGTCATTTTTTTTTGTGTTTTTTTTAGTTTATTATGGTAAATTGTATTTAGTGATTATTTCTGAACCATCATTCATTTTAATCAAGTTAAAAAGTTGATTACCTGTAGGTGTATCATAAATTACTTCTTTTGCACTTTCAATATAAAGTCTATTAACATATCCATCTAAACCTTGAGCGGATTCAACCACTAAACCATTTTCGTTTTTAGTATAAGTTATTCCAAGATTTATATCAAAAGCACCAGAAGATATAATTGAGTCTACATCACTGTTAGAAATAAAAAATGAAGAATTACCTTCTATTAATTCACCAAAAATTTTTAGAGTATAATATTTATTATTTTTATAATCAATAACAGGTAACATTGATGACCATTTTTGAAGCGTTGGAAAACCTAATTCTCCTGTTAAATTTTCGATTTCTTTAAATACCGGTGCAATAGTTTGATTCGGCACATCTTTTGTATAAACAACTTTAACTTGTTTGTAATATTTTATGTTTTGAATTGGGCTTGCTGCCATTACAGTGTTTTTTTGTTTTTAATTTATTTTATTTTTGCCATTAAATCTTTCATTCTCAAAAACTGAGGATTCTCATATGTTTTTGATTCGATTAAATTACTAGCAGAACCTGTAGATTGTGATTTTTCAATAACTCTCTCAACTGACTCATTAACATTAGATTTACCTTTAGATGTTGTTACTGATAACTCATCTTTAATGGTTTGATATAAATTCTTAGATTCTTTAATAGTTTCAACACTATCAAATCTCCTTAAAATATTAATCTTCTCCTGTTTTGACGTAGAATGTTCTGTGAACAATCTTGTAGCGTAAGCCAAGTTTGAATTGAAAACTGCAACCTCGTTAAGTTTATTTCTGAAAACATTAAGAGCTTTTCTGTATTCTTCGTTCTTTTCTCTAAGTAATTCAACTTCTTTAAAATCAAAGTTTTCTTTGATTGCTGTATTAGCACTTGAGTGAGCTCTTCTTTTTGGAAGACCTCCTTTTCTAAAGTTAGAACCATTTCCTAAAGTACGAGACGCTTCTTTTGTTTCCATTTTTTTCGCTCCCTTTTTAACAGGTTTCATTTTGCCGTCCATGTTTTCACCTTCTTTGTATTCAAATTTCGCTTTTCCTGTACCAACTGATTTAGGACCTTGTTTCATTTTTTCTTTGAAACCTCCTGACATATTTGGTTTAGAATTGTATTTGAATTTTGGTGAACCCATTCCAACACCTTTTGCTTTTATTTTCATTTTTTTGGACTCCATTAGACTTTCATCTTCCTCGAAGAATTCTTCTTCTTCTTCTTCTTCTTCTTCTTCTTCTTCTTCTTCTAATTCATCAGATTCATTGAATTCGATTTCGTAAACGATAGTTTCATCTTCTCCTCCAACCTCAGCATCTCCAGAAAACTCATCATCAGCAATGTTATCCATTTCTAATTCGTAAATATTTTCATCCATTTCATCTTTGAAAATACTTCCAAGTTCATCTGTAAATTCTTCTCGGTCTTCTGTTGAAAATTCATCATCCATAAAATCCATTTCTTCATCAAGTTCCTCTTCTTCGTAAGATTCGTCCATTTCTTCGTCCATTTCCTCAACGCTTTCGCCAACAATCATATATTCTTTATCCCCATCTTTAATGTTAATGTTACCCGCCTCATCTTTCTTTACAACGATGTTATCATCAGGTCCCAATAATTTAAATACACGAATAACTTCATCATCTGATTCGTCAGTTAAGTCAATTGCTTCTTCTTCATCTTCTTCCTCGTTTTCATCTTCCTCTTCTTCCTCATCACCAACTTCATTTTCGGTGTCTCCCATGTCCATACCCATGTCCATGTTCATTGAGTCGTCAGAACCCGATTCAACTTCGGTTTCATCTTCAACCTCTTCTTCTTCTTCAGATAGAGATTCTTTTACCAATTCTTTGATTTCTTGCTTCATTGTTGACGCAAGTATTCCTTTTGCGTTTTCGGCAACAGCCTCTTCAAGATTTTTCATCTGAATGATTGCCTCTTCTACGATTGATTTTTCTTTTGCCATTTTTTTTGTTTGGTTTTATTTGTATATAAATATATCCAAATGTTAAAAAGTTTTTATTTTAACACTTGATGAATATAAATATTTTAATTAAAGGTCTAATTTTCCTTGACCTATTGATTCTAATTTCTTTTTTTCTTTCTGAATAAGTT